ACATTACAGAGCGTGACGGGCGGTGATGATCTTGGGGGTCGTCGCCAACGCGATCAAGGAAGAGATCGCGAACCTCAAAGTCGATGATCAAGCGCCCGGCATGATCGCCCTCGCTCTCAGCCTCGCCCGCGCCGTCGACTCCTCCGCGAAGAACCCCGCCTCCAAGGCCGTCGCCGCCCGTGAACTGCGCGCGGTGATGAAGGAGCTGCGGGCCCTGGCCCCGATCGGGGAGGAGGGGGACGCGGTCGATGACATTGCTCGCCAGCGAGAGAAGCGCAGGGAGGAAGCCCGCAAGCGGCGGTCCGGATGAGCCGGTCTACGGGGTGCAGGAGCCGCGGTTCTGGACCGTGCCGGACACTTCCATCTCGACGGCCGGCCAGGAGGCCATCGACCTCGCGGCCCGGGCCGGGCTGAAGCTGGACCCGTGGCAGCGGTTCGTCCTCAACCAGGGCATGGCCGAGGATGACGAGGGCGGCTGGGCCGCCTTCGAAGTCGCCGTCAACATCCCCCGCCAGAACGGCAAGGGCGCCATCATCGAGGCCCGGGAGTTGTGGGGCCTGTTCATCGGCGGCGAGGAGCTCATCCTCCACAGCGCGCACGAGTTCAAAACTGCGAAGTCGGCCTTCCGGAGGATCGAACGGCTGATCCGTCGATGCCCTGACCTGCTGAAACGTGTGAAGACGTTCCGGCAGACCGTGGGTGAGGAAGCAGTCGAGCTGCACGACGGGCGGATGCTGCGGTTCATCGCCCGCAGCAAAGGCAGCGGCCGCGGCTTCACCGGCTCCTGCAACATCCTGGACGAGTGCATGGTGCTCGGCGACGAGGCGATGGACGCGCTGCTGCCGACCATGGCGGCCGTGGAGGACCCGCAGATCTGGTACCTCGGATCCGCCGGCATCGGCGCCCCCAGCGTGCAGCTGGGCCGTCTGCGCCGCCGCGCGGAGGCGGCCCTCGAGAGCGGGGTGCCGGACCCGTCGCTGGCCTACATGGAGTGGTCGATCAACCCGCACGTGAAGGAGTGCCCGCCGGGCTGCGCCGATCACGACGACCCGGGCAGCGACGAGGCCGCGCTGAAAGCCAACCCGGCGATCGGCTACCGGCTGTCACTACCGAAAGTGCAGAACGAGCGCGTGACGCTGAGTCCGGCCGGCTACGCCCGTGAGCGGCTCGGGGTGGGCGAGTATCCGGCGGAGGAGGGCGACGCGTGGACGGTCATCGGTAAGGACGCGTGGGAGGCCCTGGCCGACGCTGACAGCCAGCCGGAGGACCCGGTGGCGTTCGCCATCGACGTCACCCCAGAACGGTCGCACGCGTCGATCTGCGTGGCGGGCAGGGCCGGCGGGTCGGTGCACGTCGAGGTGGTCGACAACCGGCCGGGCACGGACTGGGTGGTGCAGCGCGCGAAGGAGCTCACGAAGAAGTGGGGGCCGCGGTGCTGGGTGGTGGACCCGGGCAGCCCTGCGGGATCGCTCATCGGTGACCTCGAGGCCGCGCTGGCCGAACGCGACGAGGACGAGGACCAGGAGCCGGAGGACGACGTCGGCAGCGAGGCGTGGGGCGAGGAGACGCAGCCGCTGGCGCCCGTGGTGCAGATGAAGACGAGGGACGTCGTCCAGGCCACCGGCCAGCTGTATGACGCCGTGATGTCCGGCCGGATCGTGCATCTGAACCAGGCGCCGCTGGCCACCGCCCTGGCGGGTGCGAAGAAGCGCGAGCTGGGCGAGGCGTGGGCGTGGGCGCGGCGGAACGTCGGGGTCGATATCACCCCGGTGGTCGGGGTGACGTTCGCGCGGTGGGGGCTCTTCGCGGAGATCGAGGAGCCGGAGGAGGAGGTGGAGCCGTGGGCCGAGTTCGGGTGACGGCGGAGGCCCGGGCCCGCGGGGGCGTGCTGGCGGGATGCGGGATGGTGACCGCCGGCGTGTGGCTCGGCATCGACCTGGCGGCCGGCCTGATGGTCGGCGGGATCCTGCTGGTCCTGTACTGCCTGCTCCTGACCGATGTTGGCCTGCTGGACCGGGACGGGGGTGAGCGCCCGTGACGAGCCTGTGGCGGGCCGTACGCGGCCGTACGGGGCGTGAAGAGTCCCGGGATATCAGCACGATCGACGACTATGCGCTCGCGCTGCAGGAGGCGCTGGGGTACGGCTCCTGGTCGGCGCTGGGGATCATGCAGACGCAGCCGGGGCAGGCCGCAGAGAAGGCGCCCGGGGATCTGCCGGGGTACGCGCAGCTGTTCGCGACGAACCCGGTGATCTGGGCGTGCATGGTCGCGAGGCAGATGGTGTTCTCCGCGCCGCGGTTCATCTGGCAGCGGCTGAACAACGGCACACCCAGCGAGATGTTCGGGTCGACGGATCTGCGGCGCCTTGAGGCGCCGTGGATGGGCGGCACGACGCAGGACCTGCTGTCGCGGGTGATCCAGGACGCCGACCTCGCGGGGAACAGCTACTGGACGGGCGACGGCGACGAGTTGGTGCGGCTGCGGCCCGACTGGACGCACATCGTGCTGGAGCGTCGTGTGCTGCGCGGTGGCGTGCTGGGGTGGCGCAAGCTGGGCTACATCTACCAGGAGCCGGGCGAGGAGCCGGTGCCGCTGCTGGCGGACGAGGTGGCGCACTTCGCTCCGGTGCCGGATCCGCTGGCGACGTACCGGGGCATGTCGTGGCTGACGCCGGTGATCCGGGAGACGCAGAACGACGGTCTCATGGCCCGGCACAAGGCCAAGTTCCTCGAGAACGCCGCCACCCCGAACATGGTCGTGCGCCTGGCGCGCGAGGTCAGCCCGGACGCCTTCGGCAAGTTCAAGGCGAAGATGGAGGCCAACCACCGCGGCGTCGAGAACGCCTACAAGACCTTGTATCTGGGCGGTGGGGCGGACGTCACGGTCGTCGGGTCCGACTTCAAGCAGCTCGACTTCGCGAAGGTCCAGGGGGCCGGGGAGACCCGCATTGCGGCCGCGGCCGGTGTGCCGCCGATCATCGTCGGGCTGTCCGAGGGCCTGCAGGCTGCCACGTACTCCAACTACGGCCAGGCGCGCAGACGGTTCGCGGACGGCACGATCCACCCCCTGTGGCAGAACGCCGCCGGGTCCTTCGGCACGCTGGTCCGGCCGCCGGGCGGCAGCACGTCCGGGGCGGTACGGCTGTGGTACGACGCGCGGCACGTGCCCTTCCTGCGCGAGGACGCCAAGGACGCAGCCGAGATTCAGGGCCTGCAGTCCCGCACGATCCGCGCGCTCGTCGACGCCGGCTACACCCCGGAGTCCGTCGTCGCCGCGGTGAACGCCCAGGACTGGGCGCTGCTGGTCCACACCGGCCTGTTCTCTGTGCAGCTGCAGAAGCCCGGCGGGGGGAGCCCGCCGCAGGCCCGTGTGCGGGCTCTGGCCGCTGCGCTGCAGGACGCAATCCGACCCATCGAGGGAGGGGCCTGAGATGCCCGCCATGCAGACTGTCGCCCGTGAGCTCGAGCGGTCGGCGCCTTTCCAGCTCCTGCGCGCCGAAGGCGACGAAGGGGAGGGCGACGGCCGGACACTCAGCGGGTATGCCGCGGTGTTCGGCGAGCCCACCGAGATCAACAGCTGGGAGGGCAACTTCACGGAGACGATCCGTAAGGGCGCCTTCCGTAAGACGATCCGTGAGAACACGCCGGTCATGCAGTTCGATCACGGTCGGCACCCGCTCATCGGGTCGATCCCGATCGGCGCGATCGCCGACCTGCGTGAGGACGACCAGGGCCTCTACGTCGAGGGCCGCATCACCGACAACTGGCTGATGCAGCCCATCCGCGACGCGATCGCCGAACAGAGCGTGAACGGCATGTCGTTCCGGTTCGAGGTCGTCCGCGAGGAGTGGCGCGACGTCAACGACAAGCTGGTCAAACCCGAAGAGGTCCTCGACCTGCTGTGGATGCCCGGCGACCGCGGCCCGCTCAAGCGCGAGCTCATCGAGCTGAAGTGCCGCGAGCTCGGGCCCGTCGTCTTCCCCGCCTACGTCGGCACGTCGGTGTCGGTGCGGGCCCGGGACATGGCCGCCGGCCTTGCCGGTGACGACACCATGACCCGCCAGATCCGCGCCTCGCTGGCGCGCGACGCTGCGAGCGTGGCACCCCAGGTGCCCGACGACCCGCAGCTGCGCCGCGAGGTCGCCGCCGTCCTGCTGTACCCGCAGGCGGCCCCTCAGACCCGCGAGGCCGCGCCGCTCCCCGAGGAGCACCCGGACCCCGCCCGCACGACTGGCGCGCCGGCCACCGACGGCCACCCGCCGGCCCCGAGCACCACCGACGCGCCGCCCTCCGATGGGCACCCGTCGCCGCCATCGACGAGCCAGGGTCTCCGCTCGGAGATCTCCGAGCGGCTCGCGTTCATGCGGACGCACCTGGCGTCCATCGAAGACAAGGACATCTGAGCATGGAGCTCTCGCACCCCCAGGCGAAGATCCGCCTGGCAGACATCACCGCCGAGCTCGAGCGGCTCGGTAACAAGGACACCCTCACGCAGGAGGACGAGCAGCTCTTCGACGAGCTGACCCGCGAGTTCGGCGAGGTCGACGCGCACCGCCGGAAGCTGGAGCGCACCGCGGCGCTGGAGCGTGTCCGCTCGGCCGGCTCCTCCGCGGGCCGTCCGCCGGCGGCCACCTCGATCGCGTCGGTGCCCGGCACGTCGATCGGGTCCGGCTACGACGCCGACCCGATCCTCAACCCCGACAGCGTGGAGGACCGCCGGTTCCGCAACCCGTGGGACCTGTCCGAGGTCCGTACGTTCGGCCGGTCCAAGGGCGAGGTCGGGCAGGAGCTGCGCGCCCGGGCGCTGTCGGCCGTGGAGAAGATGGCCGGCGCCAACGACGCCGTGCGCGCCGCCGGTACGGCCATCCTCGAGCGGTGGGACGACGCGGACTCCCGCATCGCCAAGCTGTGCCTGGCCACCTCGAGCCCGGAGTACCTGCGGGCGTGGGCGAAGGTCGCCTCCGGCCGCGGGCACATGATCGCCCCCGAGGAGCAGAAGGCCCTCGAGCGGGCCATGTCGCTGACCGACACCGCCGGCGGCTACCTGGTTCCGTTCCAGCTGGACCCGACCGTGATCATCACGGCGAACGGTTCGCGGAACCAGATCCGTGAGGCCGCCCGCACGGTGGTCGCCACCGGCGACGTGTGGAACGGCGTCTCCTCCGGGGCGGTCGCCTGGTCGTGGGACGCCGAGGCCGCCGAGGTCTCCGACGACGCGCCGTCGTTCGCGCAGCCGTCCATCCCCGTGTACAAGGCGCAGGGCTTCGTGCCGATCAGCGTCGAGGCGCTGGAGGACGAGGCGAACGTCACCCAGGAGGTGGCGAGGCTGCTGTCCTTCGGGCGGGACGTCCTCGAGGCCTCCGCGTTCGTGGCGGGCACCGGCGTGGGCCAGCCCACCGGCATCGTCACCGCCCTGGCCGGTACCTCCTCGGTGGTGACGCCGACGACCGCGGAGACCTTCGCGGCCGCCGACGTCTACAAGCTGGACGGCGCGCTGCCGGCCCGCTACCGCACGGGCGCGTCCTGGCTGGCCAACCGCGGCATCTACAACCTGGTCCGCCAGTTCGACACCAACGGCGGCGCGCAGATGTGGGAGCGGATCGGCGCGGACGTGCCGCCGCAGCTCCTCGGACGCCCGGCGCTCGAGGCGGAGGACATGGACGCCGCCTTCGACCCGGCGGCCACCGGTGACAACCACCTGGTGGTGTACGGCGACTTCAGCAACTACGTGATCGCCGACCGGGTCGGCATGACCGTGGAGTTCATCCCGCACCTGGTGGGCGCCAACCGCCGGCCGACCGGTCAGCGCGGCTGGTGGGCCTACTACCGGGTCGGTGCCGACAGCGTGAACGACGCGGCGTTCCGCATGCTCAACGTCGCCACCGCCGTCTGATCGCAACCCGCTTGACGGGCCCTGACCGCAACCGCGGGCCAGGGCCCGTCCCGTACCCCCGTACACACCCGTTCAGGGAGGTTCCGCCATGGCGGACAGCAAGACCGAGAAGCCGGCCACCCAGACCCAGACCGGCTCGTCGAGCACGCCGAGCACGGGCGGCAGCTCCAGCAGCTCGCGCGCCAAGGACCAGGCCGAGACGTCCACCCAGGCGCTGGCCGTCGACGCCGAGCGCCCGGGCATCGACCCGCGGCTGGACAACCGCACCGGCGACCAGCGGCCCAAGCTCGAGGAGTTCCCCGCCAAGCCGCAGCAGATCGACGGCCCCGAGCTGGGCGAGGAGAAGGCCGTCGCTGCGCGTGCCGACCGCGACCGCGAGGACGTCGGCCAGCGCAAGGGCGCCAAGTCGCCCGGCCCGCACGGCCTCGGCGACACCGCCGACCAGGTCTGAGAGGCAGCACCGTGGCGATCAAGCGAGCCACCCAGCCGTTCACGGCCTACATCGACGGCATGCCCCGCGTGGTGCGGGCCGGGGACCTGGTTGAGGACACCGACCCCGTCATGCAGGGCAGGGCGCACCTCTTCGAGACCGTTGAGGAGCACGTCGCCCAGCGCCAGCCCCAGCAGCCGCAGGTGGAGACGGCGACGGCCGAACCCGGCGAGCAGCGGAACCTGACCCCGCCGGCGTCCGGCCGCAGCAAGCCGCCCTCCGCACGGGGCGGCGGCCGCCGTGGCGGAAGCAAGTAGAAAGGGGTGAGCGGTGCCGTTCGATCTGGGCGCCACGGTGCGCCTGACCGCGGAGTGCCGTGACCCGGGCGGCACCCTCACCACGGCGGCCACGGCCACCGTGACGGTCACCCTGCCGGACGGGACGGCCGTCACCCCGGCCACCGCCGAGACCGGCACAGCCGGGGTCTACCAGGCCGACCACGTGGCCACGGTCCCGGGCCGGCACACGGTGCGCTGGGTGTGGACGTCGCCGGCGGCCGCGTACACCGACGTGTTCGACGTCCAGGAGGCGGCGCCCCCGGCGATCCTGTCGCTGGCCGACGCCCGCGAGCACCTGAACCTGAAGGGCACGAAGGACGACGACGAGCTGCGGTTCTGGAACAACGCCACGACCCGCGCGGTGGAGCACTTCACCGGCCCGATCGTGCCCCGCACGATCACCGAGGACCACCGCTTCACCGTGGCGCGGGAGCTCGTCCTGCTGCACACCCCAGTCCTCGAGGTCATTACCGCCGCGCCCGTGCGGTCCGGCGGCACCGCGCCCGACGTCGACGGCCTGGTCCTCGACAGCGGCGCGGGCCTGATCATCCGCGCGGACGGCGGGCGGCTGTACGGGCCGCTGCGCATCACCTACCGGGCCGGGCGGACGGTCATCGCGGAGAACATCACCGCCGGGGCCCGCATCATCCTCGAGCATCTGTGGCGGACTCAGCGGGCGGGCCGCCGCGGCGGCATGGCCGGAGGCGGCGAGGACTACGCGGTCACCGAGCCGATCCCCGGCATCGGCTACGCCGTGCCCAACAGGGCGCTGCAGCTGCTGGAGCCAGACCGACTTCCCCCGGGGGTGGCATAGATGGGATCGCGAGTACCCGAGGTCATCGACCGCCTGGTCGCGCTCGGCGAGGCCGACATCGCGCTGAAGGACGTGCGGGTGGCGGACGGCCCGGAGGTGACCGAGGACGCCGCCGAAGACTGGCTGATCGTCGGATTTGACGGCGACCCCGCCGGCGACATGCAGGCGGCGCAGACCCTCGGCGGCTGGGCCGGGCTCGGCCGCCGGCGGGAGGAGCAGTGGCAGATCACCGTGGCGGCGATCGCGTCCCGGGGCGACACCGACGTCCGGGCCGCGCGCATGCGGGCGTACGAGATCGGCGCGCGGGTGGAGGACTGGCTGCAGGCCGACCCGACGCTCGGGCTGCTCGAGGTGGAGGCCGCCATCGAGGCGAGCCAGCTGACCCAGGACCAGAACGCCGACGGCGTCCAGGCGCTGCTGCTGCTGACAGTGGCCGGCCGCGGATTCACGTAGAGAGGAGCGCACGGTGAGCGTGCAGATGCGGCACGACAGTGTCGAGCAGGAGATCGAGGTCGCCGAGATCTCGATCAGGCACTACGAGCGGTCGGGGTGGAAGGTCGTGGACGACCAGGCCGTCCCGGTCATGGAGACGGCCGCGGCGACGGACCAGTCCGTCCTGGGCGAGGAGACGGCCGCGGCGAAGGGCCGCCGCCGGCGCAGCGAGGGAGAGAACTGACATGGCGACTCCGATCAACCCGTCGACGCGGTACTACCGGCGCGGCACCACGCGCGTGCTGTGGGTGCCGACGATCGCTAACAAGAACTCCCCGACGCGGGCGGAGCTGGACGCGGGCACGGCGCTGGAGGGCGAGACCGGCGCGATGTCCGGATGGCAGACCTCTTCGGCCACCGTGCCGACAGCCGCCCTCGGCTCGCGGTTCACGCCGACGGTGCCGGGTGAGATCACCGCCGCCGACAGCTCGCTGACGTTCTGGGCGTCGAAGGACGGCGACGACGTGAGGTCGCTCCTGGTGCGCGAGGAGCGCGGGTTCGTGGTGTGGATGGACGAGGGCGACGTGCCGACCCAGACGATGGACGTCTTCCCGGTGCAGGTCACCAGCCAGGCCAAGGTGCGGGAGATGGACAGCGCGGCCCAGATCATGGCCCAGTTCTCCATCACCAGCGAGCCCGCCGAGAACGTCACCATCCCGGCCGCGGCAACCCCCTGACGGCCATGCCCAGTTCAGTACAGATCCTGGGCACCGGCCAACTGGTGGACCTCTCCCGGCGGATGCGGAGAGCAGGCGGCCCCCGGCTGCGGCAGAACTTCAGCCGAAGAGTCAGGCGGGCCGCCGAGCCGCTGCAGCGCGACCTGCAGCGGTCCATCCGCGGGGTGCAGCTGCCGGGCCCGGGCCGCACCACCAGGGGCGGCCCGACACCCACCACCCGCCCGCTACGGGCCACCATTGCCGGCGCCATACGGATCAGCGTCCGCGCCGGCGCCAACCCGGGCGCCCGTGTGTGGATCGACCGGACCCGGCTCCCCACGGACATCAAGAACATGCCCTGGGTCATCGAGAACGGCAGGGTCAGGCACCCCGTGTTCGGTAACAGGCGCCGCTGGGTGACGCAATGGGCCCGCCCGACCGGCTGGTGGTCCAGCACCGTCCAGGCCAGCACCCCTCGGATGCGGGCCGAGATCGAACGCGTCCTGGGCGATGTCCGCCGGGACCTCGAGTGAGAGCGAGACACCCACGTGATCATCACGTACACGCAGGACGACGGCGCGGTCGAGCGGCTGGACACCGACGCGCTGTCGGCGCTTGAGGCCGCCGCCATCGAGGAGGCCATGGACGATGTCCCGTGGCGGGCCATCGAGGCGCGGCTGCAGGCGCAGGACCCCACCGCGCTGCGCGCGATCGTGTGGGCGGTCCGCCGGCGCGACAACCCTGGGCTGAAGTTCGCCGACTTCGACGTGCCCGGCTGGCGACGCCGCCTCAGGGCACGACTCACCCGGGACGAGATCGGCGACGCGCTGACCAACATCATGACCGAGGCCCTCAGCAAGAACGAGGACAGCATGATCGACGCGGTGGCGCCGCACCTGCGGAAGCTGGCCGACGACCCGGCCGACGTCGACCGCTGCCTCGACGACCTGGGAAAAGGCCACTTGACGCGCCGCGAGAAGGAATCCGCGGACTGATCAGCGAGTACCGGTGGCTGCTCGCGCACTACCTGCACATCCGGCCCTGGGAGATCAGCCTGCTCTCCCCCGAGGAGCTGCAGTCAGCGGTCGCCTGGGTGCGGCACCACGTCGCTACACGGTAGGAGGTGACCGGTGGCTGAGCGCCTGACCTTCACACTGGCCGGCCGCGACGAACTGTCCCGCGTCCTGGACGGCACCGCCGACAGCGCGGACCGGCTCCGGCTCCGGCTGGCCGGTATCACGGCGGACTCCGACGGCAGGCTGCGCGACCTGAACGGCCGCTTTCTGACGCTGGCCGACGCGCAGGCCCTGGTCGACGACCGGACACAGACCGTCCGGCGCAGCATGACCACGCTGTCGGACGAGTCCAGGAAGCTGGGCGACTCCCTTAAGGCCAACCTCATCAGCCTCCTGCCGGCGGCGATCCCGGCGACCGCTGGCCTGGCGTCCTCGGCCGCCGTGCTGGCAGGGCAGCTCGGCGCCGTCACCGTGGCGGCCGGAGCCTACGCGCTCGCCCTGGGCCCGCAGGTCTCCGCGATCGGCGAGGCCCTAGAGGCGCAGAAGAAGTATCAGGAAGCGGTCGACGAGTCGGGCGCCACCTCGAAGAAAGCGGTCGAGGCTCAGGTCGAATACCAGCGGCAGCTGGCCAAGATGCCGCAGCCGACGCGCGAGGCCGCGGTCGCCGTCGGCCTCCTGAAGGACAACTACCAGGAGTGGTCCGACTCCCTCGCCGGTGACGTGATGGCCCCATTCACCAAGGGCGTCGCCGTCGCCAACGCACTGCTGCCTCAGACCACCGGCCTGGTCCAGGGAGCCAGCAGCCAGTTCGACCGGCTCATCACACTGGTGGGCGGCGCCATCTCGACGCCAGGGTTCGACGCGCTGAACCAGCGGTTCACCCAGTTCACGAACGAGACCCTCGACAACGGCATCGACCGGTTGACGATCTTCCTCGCCAAGCTGGAATCGGGCCAGTACGACGGCGGCCAACTCCAGCAGTGGTGGGACTATGCCCAGCAGGCGGGCCCCGTCGTATGGGACACGCTGGAGCACGTGGCCGACGCACTGCTCAACGTGTTGGAGGCCGGGTCCGGCGTCGGGGTCGGCATGCTCGACGTCATCAACGTCCTGTCGGGGATCGTGTCAGCCGTGCCGCCGGATGCGATCGCCACGGTCCTGCAGCTGGCCATCGCCATCAAGGCCGTGAAACTCGCGGCGGCCGGGGCCAGCGCTGCCCAGGCAGGACTGGCCGCGCTGGGCGTGCAGATCGGCGCGATGCGTGCCGCGGCCGCCGGCGCACCCGGCGCGCTGGCCGGGACCACAGCGGCGATCGGCTCCCTGTCCAGGACCGCGAAGCTCGCGATGGCTGGCACAGGGATCGGGCTGCTTCTCATCACGCTGGACCAGCTGTCGGCCGGCAGTCGTAAGCCGCAGCCGGACGTCGACAAGCTGGCGTCGTCGCTCATGGAGCTGGGCCAGTCGGGCAGGGTGTCCGGCGAGGCACTCCGGTTCTACGGCAAGGACCTCGACGACCTGGGGCTGGCATTCCAGCGGGTCATCGACCCGGAGGGACTGGACCAGTTCCAGCAGTCCATCGTCGGCTTTTTCGGCATGGACTCGACGCCGGTGAAGGACGCCAAGGAAGACGTCGCCGCGTTCGACGAGGCCCTCGCATCGCTGGTCTCGGGCGGCAACGCGGACCTTGCGGCCGCCGCGTTGGAGAACACCATCTCCAAACTGGAGGAGCAGGGCTACAGCACTGACGGGCTGCGCGACAAGCTCACCTCCTACAAGGACGCGCTCGCTGCGCAGGCCCTGGAGCAGGAGCTCGCCGCTCAGTCGATGGGGCTTTTCGGTGAGCAGGCGTCGGCGGTCCAGCAGAAGCTGGACGCGCAGAAGGCCAGCGCTGACGGGCTGCGCCAGTCGATCCAGGCGCTGAACGATGTGAACCGGCAGAGCCTCGAC